TCAGTCGCAAGTTTATAAGTTCTTAGGCTCTGAAAAATACCAGTCAGTTCTTAATAGTATATATGCTGGCCTCGGTGTTCCTCCAACACTAACTGGGATTGCCGGTCAAAGCGGTGGATTCACCAATAACTTCATATCCCTTAAAACGTTAGTGGAGAGACTTCAGTACGGAAGAGATCAATTAACAGCCTTCTGGGAAAAAGAATGTGAGATTGTAAGAAAAGCTATGGGCTTTAGGAAATCTCCATACATTGTTTATGATCAAATGAGCCTTTCTGATGAATCATCTGAGAAAAATTTACTAATACAACTTGCAGACAGGGACATCATATCCCACGAGACAATCCTAGAAAGATTTAAAGAAATTCCACAGGTTGAAAAAATGAGGCTAAAAAGAGAAGATAAGGATAGAGATAAAGAAAATCTTCCAGAAAAAGCTAGCCCGTTTCATAATCCAAATCACCAAAAAGATATGGAAAAAATTGAAAAACAAGGCGAAATAAATGAAAAGATACAAGTCAAGAAAGAGTCACAAAAACCAGTAAATCCGAATGGAAGGCCGCAAAACAAGATAGACGAAGGCCCAAGAAAGAAGAGAACTGAAACGCCAAAATCAAAACCCGGAGTCGCAGAGTTGATTGTTTGGGCTAACGAAAAATACGAAACAATATCAGCTCTAATAAATAATGCTTATCTGTCTTCTCAGGGGAAAAAGAATATGAGGCAGTTAACTAGAGCTGAAGTAAAAGACATTGAGCAGCTAAAATTAGATATTTTGTCAAATGTAAAACTCTTAGGTGAGTGCGGAGAAGAAGAAATAATAAGCTGCATAAACTCCAAAGTCGCCACCCCAATCATACTAAAAAATTCTTTAAAATCGCAAAACATTAACCCAGAAAAAATGAACTTAGAGGATTACAAAAGACGTGCAATTTCCGCATTTATAGAGTACTCTCTGGGTAGTTAATTCAGGCTTTTATAAAAAAAATTATTTTTTTGTGTATATTATCTTTAGAGGTGAACTATGACAATAAAAATATATCAACATGAAATAAACGACGGTATTGGCGAACTCGTTAAGAGTACCGCCAGTGTTGCATATTGCTCTGAGGCATCAGTAAAAACAAATGTAACTGAAGCTGATATTGTACATGCCGCCCAGAAAATTGTTGCAGAAAACAAAGATCAAATAGATCTATATTATTTAGAATCTGTATTGGTTTCTTGTGGCTGGAATAAGAATGATGACGTGTTCATGCCAGAGGCAACTTGGGCAGCAAGAAATACACCAGAAGATAAACAGTTTAATTTTATGCACGATGAAAACGATATCATCGGACATATTACTGGTAGTTATGTTTTAACTAAAGACGGAAAGGCCGTTGCAGATGATTCTGAAATGCCTGAAGATTTTGACATCATTACACAAGCTGTTCTTTACAATAGTTGGACTGGTGAAGAAAATAGAGAAAGAATGGAGAAAATAATCTCCGAGATAGAAGAGGGAAAGTGGTATGTTTCAATGGAATGTTTATTTGCTGGATTTGATTATGCATTGTCGAATGAAGACGGTGTTAAAAAAATCTTAGCAAGAGACGAAGAGTCCGCCTTCCTTACGAAACACCTTAGATCATACGGTGGGAATGGAGAGTACGAAGGATATAAGATAGGCAGAGCGCTGAAAAATATCTCTTTCTCTGGTAAAGGCTTGGTCTCTAAGCCCGCCAACCCAAGAAGTGTAATTTTAAACAGTGTAGCATTTAATTTAGATGATAACTCTAACTTCGACATAGGAGAATTTAATATGTCTGATAACTTGCTAGAAAAGCAGCTAGAAGAAGTTCGCGCTGAACTTGCTACTGCTAAAGCGGAAAACAATGCGATTAAAGCTAAAATCGAAGAAGCAAAAGATAAAGAGTTTGCTTCCAAAGTCGAGGCTTTTGAAGCTGACATTGAAGCTAAAGATAGCAGCATTGCTGAACTAGAAGAAAGCATCAAGAGTACTCAAGCTCGTGTTGCAGAATTGGAAGATGCTCTTGCTAAATCTCAACAAGACTTGGCATCTGCTAAGGAGCATGTAGAAGAGATGAAGAAGAAAGAAAAGATGGAGAAGCGTAAAGCTGCTCTTGTAGAAGCTGGTTTTGAAGCAGAAGACGTAGAAGATGCACTCGCTGCATTTGACGGTCTTGCTGACGAAGCGTTTGATTCTGTTGTCGCTATGTATGGTAAAAAAGAAAAAGCCAAAAAAGATAAAGACAAAGAAGCAGAAGCTGGTATGCCTCCTGAACTAAAGGAAGCTATTGAAAAGAAAAAGAAGGAAAAAGAAGCTAAAGCAGACGATGAGCAAGCTGAAGCCGAAGCTACTCCAGAACTTCTTGAAGACCTAGAAACTTCCGAGGCAACTCTTATTGAAACTGTTCCCGGAGAAGATGAAATAGAATCCACTAGAGCTAGTATTTCTGACTGGCTTTCTAAGAACGTACTTTCAACTAAGTAATTTTAATAGGAGAATAAAACTATGGCTCTTAAAGCAGATAGATACGAAGAATCAACAGATATCAGCTTTTTCTATAATGCTGGTACTGCAACTCGTGGTGGCGTTGTTTTGATCGACGCAGCTAACGCTTCAGGTGCAGCTATGGACCAAGGCGCTAACCTTGTTCAATACTCAGCTGCAACTACAGGCACTGTACCGGTTGGTATTTTGCTAAATGACGTTGTAAACAAAGACCTAACTAGAACTCACCTTAATCAATATAAAGATGAAGTTCAGAAAGGTGGCAAGGTAACTGTTATGACCCGTGGTTGGGTTGTTACTAATAGCATTGATGCTGTTACCATCGTTCCCGGCGAAGTCGCTTATGCATCAGCTTCTAACGCTGGTAATCTTACCAATGTTTCGACAGCTGGACAGGCAGTTGGTCGTTTCATGAGTCAACAAGACTCAGACGGCTACGCTAAAGTCTACGTTAACCTTCCACTTGCCTAATTAAATAAATAGGAGATAAATATAATGTCATATACAGAAAGACCTAGCGAAGAATTTATTTCAATGCTTCGCAAATGTGGCGATGCTAATATGGACGTTGCTCTTGCAGCTCAGAGAGAATTTGCTCAAGCTCTAGAACTTCCTCTCCGTAAAGGCGTTCTTCTTGGAAATATTCTTGGGAATATCTTCGAGACTATTAATGTAGAACCCGGTGGAAGCACCGAATATCCTTTGGATCTTCTTGCTCCGGGACTTGAGGGTGAGCATGTTGCTTACACCAATCCGGGTCACGGTCGTATTCCTGAGCGTGCGGTCGAGAGCGATTACGTTATGATCCCAACTTACTCAATCGCTAGCTCGATTGACTTCTTGCTTCGCTATGCTCGCGAAGCTCGCTGGGACATTACCGCTCGCGCTATGCAAGTTTTGGAAGCTGGCTTCGTCAAGAAAATGAATGACGACGGATGGCACACCCTTCTTGCTGCTGGTGTTGACCGCAACATCTTGGTTTACGACGGCGATGCAACCGCTGGTATGTTCTCTAAGAGACTTGTCAGCTTGATGCAAACTGTTATGCGTCGTAATGCTGGTGGTAACACCGGTAGTGGTGATCGTGGTCGTTTGACCGACCTATATGTTTCACCAGAAGCGCTTGAAGACGTTCGTAACTGGGGTTTCGATCAAGTTTCTGACGCTGTTAGAACCCAGATTTACAACGCTGGAGGCGATGGCGCTCCTATCACCAACATCTTCGGTGTAAGCCTTCATGACCTAGATGAACTCGGAGAAGGTCAAGAGTACCAAGAGTTCTTCACTAGTGGTCTTGGTGGCGCAGTTCAAGGAAGTGACCTTGAGTTGGTTGTTGGTCTTGATCAAGGCGCTAACGACAGCTTCGTTATGCCAATGAAACAAGCTGTTAGCATCCACGAAGATCCAACCTTGCATCGTCAACAAAGAGTTGGCTGGTACGGTTGGGCCGAGCTAGGATTCGGTGTTCTTGATAACCGTAGAGTTATCCTAGGCTCGTTCTAGTAATTCTATAAGATAGATAAATATACTGGAAAGGCAATCTTTTGGTTGCCTTTCCTTTTTTTATATATGTTCTAGAAATGTGTATAATACTCTGTAGATATCTATAGGATTATTTTTTTAGGAGTTTAAAAATGGCAGCTTTGTCTGATTATTTAGAATCTGGATTACTGCACCATGTCTTTAGGGGCAGTTCATTCCCAAAACCCACAGGTCTGGCTATCGCCCTGTGTAGCGGCGTACCAGTTGAATCTGGAAATGCAAAAAACTTCGAGACAGGAGGTTGGCTTCAAGAGCTACCAAGCGGAGTAAACAACGTTGATACTGGCTATAGAAGAATTAATATCGGTGATCCAAATTCTCTTGGAGACGATTCTTGGAATTTCAATGTTGCGACACTCGACGCTGGAGAAAGCGGCGTAAACAGTGTGATATGGAATTCTGGATCGCTTACATTTGATACAGCTCTCCAAGACTGGGGGTGGGTTTCAGGTATAGCTATAACAGACCATCCGGACTATGGATCTGGTAATTTATTAATGGTGGCAGCTCTAAACAACCCAAGGATAGTATACATGGGGGACAATCTAAAGTTTGATCCAGAAGCACTACAAATAAGTTTTAAATAGGTAGTTAAATGTCAATTTTATCTAAATCAGAGTATTTAGATCAGGTTAATTCTTTATTTCCCGATCAGAATACTCAGGCTATCTCTCCGTCCGATCTGAGAACAATGTTCATAGATCTAGGAGATTCTGTTAACGCTTTGTTATCTGGAGTAAATCTCTACTCTAATAATTTCAGAGAAGAAAATCCCGGTCTTAACTCGGAAAACTCTAGAACCATTGTTATAGGTCAAGATAATTTTGACAAACTATTTTTCACCGGTAGAAACTCAGTTAACAATATTGCTATAGGTTATGACCTTCTAAAAGAGAATTATGATGGTGGTAACAATATCGCCATTGGGTTTAATACTTTGGAGTGTAACCTTTACGGTAATTGGAATGTCGGGATTGGTACAGCCACTTTGTCTTCAAATATACAAGGTGAAAGTAATGTTGCTATTGGGTCATATGCTCTTTCTGACAATAAACACGGAAACTTTAATATAGCGCTTGGTTATGGGGCTGGTTTTTATATTGCTGAAAATGACGATTATAAGTTATTTATAGGCGCCCATCCTAATGCAACTTCTGGCTGTCAAACTCAATACGATGACGGCCCCAACCCTCTTATCTATGGAGAGATGGATAATCTAAGGGTTGGTATTGGCGTTAAACATCTAGACGCCTACGGTGTCTTACAAACGTCTGGAGACATAACACCATCTGTTGACTACCAATTTAATATAGGTAACTCCAACAGAAATTGGAACTCTATAAACGAAACAGTTTATTTTTCTGGTGGGAAGATCGGAATAGGAACAAACAGTCCATCTGGTGATAGCGGTCTTGTGACTGTAGATGGAAACATCGTACCAAAAAGCAAAAATGTTTATAGCTTAGGGGCGACAGACCTACTGTGGGACGGATATTTTAATGACATTCTAGTTAGCGGCAGGGCTGTTATAAATGATATAGAATATAATACATTAACAGAATGTTTATATGAATGTACAACACTACACCTTGGCTCAAGTGGCTTGTGCGAAGACGGCGACTGGTCGCAAGCAAGTAAGGTTTGCGGCTATTTAAATGACGCCGGTATTGACGGAGCTGGCTTTATAGCTCATTCAAGTGGCGCTAGCTACATTAGAGATTACAGCTGGATATTTAGATCGGCAGAAATCGACATAGACTGCTTAGAAGAAGATTCTGTTTATTCTAGGTCTCACTGGGAGTCTAATGTAAGCATAAGAACCCTTCCGGGTAGGCACGTTGCTACAGATAGAATACTTGGAGACGGGAAGCTATCCCTTGTAAAACAAAGTGGCTGTCACGGTATATTTCTTACCACGAACTCACCAGACAAAGTTCATATTGGCTACGAAAGAGATTTAGATGCTAACTTGGCTTATTTGTCAGGTGTTGACGTAAGTTTTCTTGGTAATTCCGGTATCAATGATAACTATATCATATCTTTCGCTTCTAATCAGTCTGGAATAGATGTAGGTACAAAATATAGCTCTAGAGTTTCGGAAGAACCTCATGGTTTTGGGCTTATATACCATGACCATAAAGACGAACTAGGTTATAACAATCAATCTAAAGATAGATTTTCTTTACATGTTTATGATTCTGGAAATATAAACCCAAACCTAGAAGCTCTAGTTGTAATGAGGGCTAGTGGAGAACAGGGTAGTGGCGTAGTAGGTATTACAAACGTAAGCTACGCAGATGGCTCAGACGGATTCTTACCAGAAACTATCTTGAACGTTCATGCTCAGAGTGGCGCTGATCTAAGGATCTCTTCGGTTGGCGAAAATGAATCTACCATACAAATTCTATCTAATGGTAATTCTCCTGCTTCTGGCTTAGAGATAGCCTACAATCCTTCAGACAACAGCTCATATTTTAGAACTTACAATAGTCTAGACCAATACACAACAAATATAAAAATTCATAACTCTAACAATAATGTTGAAATTGTTAATGGCGATTTGGAAATTCTTGCTGGAGACCTAGAAGTAAGAGACAATATCTCTATTGGGGGCGAGGCGCACTCTATTCATGACCCTCTAGTTATCGCTAGCAATAATAGCAATAGCGGGACAATAGCGCTAAAGCAGCAACCTTCAGATCCATCTATTTCTTCGGATTTTGGTAAGATATATGTAAAAGAGAATGTTCTCGGCGGTCAGACGCAAAGCCTTTACTTTATGGACGATGGCGGTAATGTTCATAATATGTTCCTGAGTCAAGATGATCCTCAAGACGGTCTTATTTACTCAGACGAGAAGGGGAATACGTTTGGTGGAATTACACCTAATGCAAGACCAATAACCCAAACCGCCTACTACAACACTGCATTTGGTTATGAGTCATTGAATGACATAGAGACCGGTGACTACAATACAACTCTTGGCTATTACGCCGGTAATGAAAACCGATACGGTAGTAAAAATACATATTTAGGCTATGGTACATTTAGAAACGTAGAGGGTAGTTACAATACTATTATAGGATATAATAATAATGTATCCGGTAATTTCAATCACAATATATCCATAGGGACAAGTCTTGTAACTCAGACCGGAGATTATCTACTACAGATTGGTGTTGGAATACCAACGATATCTGGTTTAACTGGGAGTGACAAACGGGTTTATATCAATGCTAATGAATTCCAAGTTGACAACGGCTTTGTTTACATTAAAGATAGCTATTTAAAAATATCTCATGATGATTTTGACAATGATGTATTAGAAATTAACCATAGCACTAGCGGCGGTAGATCAATAGCTGATATCAATTTAATTGATAATTCAAATAATGATAGAGTTGATAGCTTTATAGCGTTTAATTTCATAGACGGCGATGGTGATTCTAGATTGCTATTACATTTAGATCACCAAGCTGATCCTATGACTAACTCTCCAGATTACGATCTTCCCGCGACAGCTCGTCCTTACGCTAAGTTAGATGGAGATTTACTACTAAGAGGTGCTATCAGATTTGCTGACGGGTATTCTCTAGAATCTTCTAGCGGTATAATTAGCGAGGGCGGAACCGGAGTTAGATACGAATATAACGAAAGCGCTGGTTCTGGTAGGTTACATTTAGATTTCACAGATTTATTTGATGTTATTGAAACGGGATTGCTAGATAGACATAATTCGTTCTTACCAATAGAAATAGAGAGCGGTGTTGAAAACATTATATCTAAAATATCTATAGACACACTGGGTGATTACATATCTTCAGGTATTCCTACTCCGTCTATGGTTGTAGAAAATTGCAATATCATGATCGCAAATAATACACCATTAATACAAGAACAGTTAAACTCAGGCAGTGTCTTTATTGGTTGCGATGTTGGTATACACGCCACCGGCTGGCGAAACACCGTAATGATTGGCACTCAAGCCGGAGCTTACGCCAGAACACCAAACCCAGACCTTGCAATTGATACAGCATCTGTATTTATAGGTTACAGAGCGGGTTTCAATGCTGATAATTTAGAAAATGGATTATTTATAGGCAACAACGCTGGCTTTTGGGCAAGTGGAGCATCTGACTCTGTGTTCATTGGGCAAAATGCTGGATTAAATAGTAATTTCTCAAACTCGCTTGGTCTCGGCAACAATTCTTTACGCGGACAAAATAATGTCGAAGAGTTTGGTCAAAATAATATTGAAATTATTACCGGTCTTGATGATAACCAGAGGATTCTTTACGGTAGAGATGTAAGTAATAAATTAAATATACAGAACGTTATAGCTGGCGACACTAGTGATCAAAAAATATCCATTGGAGACGCAGTGCTTTCTCCAGAGGCGCCTCTGTCTGTTAGAAAAGATAGTAATATTCAAGCTCATGAAGAAACACCGTCTGGATTCATACAGACTTGGGTCTGCAATGACGATGTTTTCTGGGGTATAAGCTGTAGTGGGGATGGAGATTTATGGCATCTTAGATCGGGCAGTGGTATTCTTAGTGGTATCAACACCCTTGCAGAAACGGTAAATGGACTTTCTTCTAGCTCACTTTCTTTTGATATTTCTGATGGTTTATCGACAGCATTAACAATAAATAACGGTGATTCGATTTTTGTTAGTGGCGATAAAGGTGTTGAAGTTAATCTTAATAGTAACAATTTTGTTGTAACCGCAGATGGACTTAGCGGTGTTCTTCATGGGTTAATTGATGCTAGCGGCTCTGCGGTAAGTGGTTGGGCGCAATCAACGATTGACGCCAGTGGAGCTTGGCTTAAATCGTATATTGATGGTAGCGGCTCTGCGATTAGTGGCTGGGCTGCTGCAACCTTTGGTACTGGATCTTCATCGTTAACAGTCAGAGAATCTGATGGGTCTCCATCTATATCAAACGTTCAGATTATAAACTTTTCTAATGGTACCGTCACGGACAATGGAAACGGAGAAGTTACAGTAACCAATTCTGCCGGTGGGTCGTCTTACAGTTTTGATATGTCGGATGGCAAGTCGCCATTCCTAACTGTAAACAACACAGACGATGTATTTATCAGTGGAGAGAAAGGGGTTGATGTAACTTTAAATACAAACAACTTTGTTGTAAATGCAGACGGTCTTAGTGGTGTTCTTCAACACGCAATTGACGCTAGCGGATCTGCTGTCAGCGGCTGGGCTAAAGATTATGTTGATTCTCAAGACCACACAGACTTACAGCTAAGGGTTAGCGAGGTAGATAGCAACCCTTCAGTTTCACCTGTCGGTGAGATTAAATTTCCCAATGGTAGTGTTAGTAACAACTTTGATGGTTCTGTTACTGTAACTTTCCCAACTTCTACTCAATTTTCGTTTGGTGTTTCAAACGGACTAACCGCTACTGACACTATAGCGCCTAATGAGACCGTATACGTAAGTGGTGTTAGCGGTATTGATGTAGGATATAACAGTACAGATAATAAGTTTACAATACAATCTAAACTTGGGTCTGGCTTAACTATATCGGATAACAAAATACAAACAGACGGCTTTGCAAGTTTTGACAAAGTTATTCTAACTCATGACAATTATACATTTTCTACAAGCGACCTGCCTAAAAAGTCTGGACAATTAGTTGCAGATAGTGGTGACTCTACATTCCAACCAAATACTATTATAAATTCAGGCGGTTACTTATCATTAAATCATCATTATAATGACGATTCTTTATTAACTGCGAGAGAATCTTCTCATTCAGGATCTTTGGTGTTTGGCGGAGCTTACGCTAGAGTCAATACTGGCTATGGCTACTCGCCTCCTCCAATGCTAGAGGGGTTTGCTAGTGGGTTAGCCGGTACTCACGGTGAAGCCCAATACAATATCCCTAATCCAGTAACCTATATGACTGGTAGCTCTGGTTGGCTATTGGTTAGAGATAATAATCTTCAGTATGATTACAATGTCCCCCTTATAAACAGAGACCCATCTCTAGCCATCAGTGGTGGAGATTTCGTTGTTGCTACATATATAAATGGCGAATATAGACCAATTTACATCTCTTGTTCAGGATGTGCAGACTAATGGGAAGACCCAAGTGTTATTATATGCGAAATAACGAAACCTGTGACGATTGCGATCAGGCTTGGACATGTTGTACTCCACCTCCATGTTACAGTGGTTCATGTTGTTTTTCAGCTTTTGATGTTTATACTGTTGACGGGGCGGAACCGTGCAATTTTTCATACACGAAGAGACATAACTTTTCTCTATGTGGAGATAATGTTTGGGCTGACATATGCGACGAAGTAGGAGGTCAATTTAATGGTCAAATTCAATGTTCTAAAGAGCTAGGCGAGAATGTTGGAATCCTCACACCCTCTGGACAGTGGTATTATCCGACAATATATGGGGATAATCCAGACAATAATTATTTGTATTACTATCCTAGTCGAGACAGCTGTTTTGATTGCGCTACATGGGTAGCAACAAACGGGGGGTGCGATGAATATGAACATCGTATAAATTCGTGTTGCACGCCACCAATCACATGTTTTGTCTCTGGCACTAAGATTAAAATACCCAACGGTTATAAAAATATAGAAGACATACAAATTGGAGATGAGGTTGAGACGCCCAGTGGTAATACCACCATCCTTGAACTAATTAGACCAATACTAGGTGACAGAAAACTCGTTTCGCTAAATAGCGGTGACTATTTCTTCACAGAAGACCACCCAATTAAAACTACTCAGGGCTTTAAGGCGGTAAACTCAGAACTTTCAAGAAATAACTATGGAAGTTACGTTAACATTCTTGGTGATTTAAACATCGGAGATGTAGTGATCAATGAGTATGGGTTTGAAACAGTTCAAAGCATTTCCCTTAAACAAGATAAATACGAAACTCAACTGTATGACCTACACTTAAAAGATTATCACGAGTTTTACGCAGATAGTTTAGTTTTTCATAATTGTATTGTTACAGATACTTTTTGCACGGAAGCATGTGTTGATTCAAATTGTAGCAACTACCCTATTGAGATTGATTACGAGATATATTGCTCAAATGATACTTCAGAACCTATTGAGTCTGGCACATACGCTCTCACTGATCCGGGATGTTACAAGAGGTCGAGTTTCCCAGTATATCAAATGTATCACAACGATAAACTCACTGCCGTGCGATATTATAGTGGTCCTGATTGTGATAATCCGTGGTGTACCACGCCTCCGCCAGAGGTAGGAATTTGCTGCCCTCCAAACGCTAAGCTTGGAGACTGTGCGTATACAATTGATGCGGCGGCTTGCGATGAAGTATATGGAGTTAATTCTACTTTTACAGAAAGTCGCCGTCGAGGTAATGGTACATACATAAGTTGTTTTGATGACCCATGCGAAGTTGGATCTGGCGCTTGCTGTGAATCAGACCTTCAGGGTGGTGGCAGCTGCACGGAAATAGATTATGAACTAGAAACCTGCAATGGCGCTATTTTTAGTGGCATAAGTTGCGACTTTATTTTAGATCATTGTTATGATAAATTTAACTGGACTAGACCAGACCCAGAAGAACCTTAAGAGTAAGACAGGAGATTTAGGAATGAAAAAGCTCTCAATAGCTATACCTCACCATCACGATTTCGATGGCGCTTATTTCACTATTCAGGACATAAGAAAAGAATTAATTTTTAACAAAAGACAAGACCTACTTGAGCAAATAGAGTTTGTGTTAGTTGATAATAGTAGTGGCTCCGAACACTCTAAACTTTTAAAAGAATTTGCTTCTAGGGATCTTGCGCCAATAAAGTTTGATATTTTCAATAAACAGGGGTCGGGCGCTGTAAAAGATAGGTTAATAGAACTAGCAGACTCTGAATTTGTTCTTGTTTTAGATTGTCATATTTTACTTTGCCCAGTTGTTCAGACACTAGAAAAGATATTAGACTTTATAAATGATAACCCTGAGTCGGATGATTTGTTCTATGGACCAATGATAGCCGACAATTGTCAGCTGCAATTTGATTTTTTTGAAAAAACTTGGGATAATGGCATGTGGGGTAAATGGGTTGGCGCATTTGTTTGTGCCTGTAAGGACTTTTACTTTTTTGTAGACAAAGACAGAAATTATAGATCGGCGGTAGAACAAAAGGTAATACGCGAATGTCAAAGTTGCGGAATGTCACTTAAACAAGATGAAGACATTCCATTAGTAGGAACTGGCGCTAAACGCCTATTAAACGTAGATTCAGATACACCATATGAGATATGGGGTCAAGCTACAGGGTGTTTCTTAACTAGAAAAGAGAGCTGGTTGGGATATAATAAATTTGCATTAGGTTTTGGCGGAGAAGAGGGATACATAGCAGAAAAATATAGATCGCAAGACAGAAAAGTATACTCTTTACCATTTATGAAGTGGATGCATAGATTCCAAAAGGTAAACGGCGTTCACTACCCAGTAGACTATATAACTAAACTAAGGAATTATATTTTAGGACTTACTGAAATAAATTATCCTTTACACGAGGTTAGAAAACACTTTGTTGAAGAAAATTCGCTTGACGAAATTCTGTTTCAATCTTTTGTAAATGAGGCAAAATACCTACTCAAAAGGGAATAGAAGTGGCAATCATATTAGCAGATAGAGTAAAAGAGAGCGTAACTACCGAAGGTCTCGGTAGGATTAGCTTTAGTGGCGCTACGTATGGTGGTTTTCAAACTTTCTCTGACGCCATTGGCGATGGCAACCAGACTTATTACTGTATACAAAACTTTGATAGATTTGAAATAGGTATTGGTACATATAGAGCGAGTGATAACTCCCTCAGTAGAGACACCATCCTTCAAAGTTCCAATTCAGATAATCTTATAAACTTAGTAGGTATTAGCACAGTGTTTTGTGTTATACCTGCTGATAAAACTGCTTATCTAGATGAGAATGATGACTTTGATGTAGATGGTAATGTTATTGCCCATAGCGGTACGTTCGACGTTATTAGATTTGCTGATACAACCCTTCAGACTACAGCCGCTTTACCGTATGCTAGCGGATCATTAATAGATCAAAATACTGAAAATATAGTAACCAACAGCGGTTATTTTCAGTCGTACATAGATAGTTTAGACCATTCCGCTACAGAGGTTAGTGGATGGGCTAGGAGCTACATAGATACACAAGATAGTTCACTTAGTGGCTGGGCGGATAGTTATATAACCCAAGCTAGCGGCAGCCTGCAAGGTAGTATAAATGAGACTATATCTGAGCTAAATGCCGTATCTGGTGCGCTCAATAGTTCCATAGAAGATAATTATGATCTTTTAATAAATACTTCTGGGTATTTCGAGTCTAGGGTTGATTCTGCCGATTCCGAAATTCTAGCTAATTCTGGATACTTCGAGAATAGAGCTGATTCTACAGACGCTGACATTTTAGCTAATTCGGGTTACTTTGAATCTAGAGCTGATTCTGCTGACTCTGAGATTCTAGCAAATTCTGGACATTTCGAGAATAGAGCTGATTCTATAGATGACGATGTATATACCGTCTCAGGACTGCTTACTCCTAGCGGTGAAAATTTTGACTTCACAAATAATATACTAACATACAATAATAGCTATGGCGGTAGCTTTACTGCTGACTTATCTAGCTTATCTACTTTTGACACTAGCGGTGTTAGTTTATCATATGGCGGTGGTATATTAACATATACGAATAACGCTGGCGGTACTTTTGACGTAGATATATCCTCTATTAGCGGGGATGTTTATGCTATGATTGTAGATGGAGCGCCTTCGACTCTTGATACACTCAATGAAATAGCAGCCGCACTAAACGATGACGCTAACGTAGCGAATACTTTAACAACGTTAATTTCAACTACTAGCGGTAACTTGCAAAGTAGCATAGACGATAATGATTCTTTCATAACTGCTGTGTCTGGATATTCTGATAGTAAAGATTTATCTATTTCCGGCTATTTTGAATCTAGGGTTGACTCTGCTGATTCTGAAATTCTAGCTAATTCGGGGTATTTTCAATCTACATCAGATCAGCTAAACTCAGATATCATAACGGTTTCTGGCTTGACGCCAACAGGTATTCCTAGTGGTATCACTTTCTTTGCTAATGACGGCGATCTCGATAGCAGTAGCAATTTTATATATGATGGAAATGATGTAGTACTTAGCGGCAACATCATGGCTAGTGGTAAAAGAGTTATAACTAGCGATGATATATACCATATTGAGCAAATAACCCAAGCAGAGTATGACGCTATAACTCCAGACTCAGCTACTTTCTATATTATTACAGACGCACCTTCGCTATCTGGTTATCTTACAACTCAAGATGCAGCGCTTTCTGGATATTTTGAAACTAGAGACATATCTATTTCTGGGTACTTTGAGTCTAGAGTTGATTCCGCCGATCTTGATATTCTAGCTAATTCGGGATACTTTCAATCTACATCTGACCAATTAAACTCAGACATAATTACGGTGTCTGGCTTGACTCCAACCGGCATACCAAGCGGCATGACGTTCTTTGCGGACGACGCTAGTTTAACCGGTAATAATACATTAATATACGATGGTTCAGACATATCTCTTAGTGGTAATATTACTGCAAGCGGAAAACATGTTGTCACCAGCGATGCCGTAAAACATATCGAACATATTACACAAGCTGAGTACGACTTAATAACTCCTGACGCATCTACATTTTATATTATTACTGATGCCAACGAAGATGCGGCTATCTCAGGATACTTTGAGGCTCGCGATACTCAAATCTCCGGGTATTTTGACTCAAGAGACACGTCAATATCGGGCTATTTTGAGTCTAGGGCAGATCAAGCCGACTTGGATATATTAACGGTTTCTGGTCTTACTCCAACAGGGCTTCCAAGCGGATTAACATTCTTTGCCGATGATGGAAGTCTAACCGGCAATAACACCATGATTTATGATGGCTCAGACATCACGCTGAGTGGAAATATTACGGCTAGTGGTAAGCGCGTTATTACGAGTGATGATATTTATCACATAGAACAAATAACACAAGCAGAGTACGATGCGATCACACCTGATTCTGCAACCTTTTATATTATTACAGACGCTCCCTCTGTATCTGGTTATTTTAATACAATAACAAATAATCTAGAGACTGAAATTGATACTGTGTCTGGCTTGATTCCAACCGGCACTCCTAGTGGAATTAATTTCTTTAATGACCAAGGCTCGGTTAGCGGTAACAATACATTTATTTATGACGGTGTAGACGTATCGTTAAGTGGTAATATAATCGCCAGCGGAAAACGCGTAATTACTAGTGATGAAATATATCACATTAAACAGCTTACACAGGCAGAATATGACCTTATAATACCAGACGCCGCCACGTTCTACATCATTACCGATCCAGATATCGAAGGGCCAGTCGTTCAGCCAATTAGGACAGTCAGTGCAGACTCAGCAATATTAACCACAGACTATACAATACATGCTACAGCCGGTTTAAATTTGACACTTCCCTCTGCGGTTGGCAACGGCGGAATCGTGTATAATATAAAGAATATCAGTGCTAACACCGTAATAGTTAGTGGTGTTGGTGGGGAAACTATAGACGGTCAAACCTCATTCTCATTGAGTACACAATACCAATCTATAACACTACAATCAACTAACTCTAATTGGATTATCTTATAATGGGTGTATTTAAATTAGGAAATTCTGAAATTAACTCTATTTCTCTCGTAGAGCCATACGAAAGTGTTGAGCCAGATATCATAAAGCCAACTTACGATAAACATTTAGATGATTGGGTTAGACCTTCAGAATGGCTAGACATGCCAGTTATGAGTTCTGGCGCTGGCGACGAGAAGGTGGCTGGGCTAATTATGGTTGAGAGCGGTATTGACCAACAGGTTGCGCTTTATACTAGAGGGCCGTATGTCTCCCATAATGTTTATCCAACCTATAATACTATAGATTGGGGTGATGGAACTGTAGTTGTACAGAGTGGATCTAGACCAAATGAGGCCGGAAATGTAAATTATTTTACTTGGGAGACTCATACTTACAGTTTCGACAGCTTACCAGTTAGTAGCGAGATAACTTACAAAGGTAGAAAATGTAGACAGGCGCTTTTTCAAATCGACGGCTCTGTTAGTGGCCTAGAAACGCTTTATCTACACGCATTAAACGGAAGTGCGGGATTTAATAATTTTGCATACTACAGAAGTAGTAGGATGGTAGACCTAGAGGTTGTTGGCCGCAGAGTAAAAGATATTAACCTTACAGGTGGTGGAGGTAGTTTTCATCTTGATTTAGAGCATATAAGATATGAGGTTAGCGGTATTAGTCCTTATAGGCATTTTAACTCATCCCAAAATTTGAGAAAATTGGAAATTAATCCAGATATAACATTGACTAATGCCAATGCCCAGCAAATGTTTTATGGTTGCACGATGCTAAAAGAGGTTCCCTACTTCGATACATCTTCTATCACGCAGGCTGATAATTTTTTTTGGGCTTGTCGTTCCTTAAAGACAATACCAAATTATGACTTTAGTAACAATACACATTTTAATTCTTTTTATAGTAGTTGCTCATCTCTTGAGGAAATTCCAAATTTTGATTATTCAAACGGTATATATTTTAACAGTATGTGCGCTGGGATGGAATCGTTAATATCCATTCCTTCTGGCACATTTAACATATCATCACTCGGAAATTGCAATCAAATGTTTAGGTACTCTCATAACCTAGTGAGCATACCTCCTGATTTCGATTTCTCTGGCGCTACCCATACATACTTGATGTTTGATGAATGTTATAATTTAAGATATGTCCCCAAGGTTGATCTACCAAACTGCGTTAATCCCACCGGAATGTTTCAGGGCTGTAGGTCATTGAAACATCTTCGTTTTGGAGATTTATCTAAAGCAACAACACTTTCTAGGCTTGTACATGCATCTTCTCAATTAAGAAGCGTTAGGTTTGAAAATCCAGAAATAATAGCTGATAACTTTACTAATGCGTTTTCTTCTGCTAATCTTGCTAGAGTACCCAACATAAATTACTCAAGCGGTGTAAATTTTAGGAACGCTTTTCAGGGTAATAAAAGATTAAAATACATTCCTAAATTAACACTGACAAATGCTACCGATGTCGCTTACATGTTTCAGGGTTGTACGAATCTTGAAAAGGTTGGCGGTTTTGAGTTTGGTTCAAGACTAACTAGCTCAACAGAAATGTTCAGATATTGTGAAAATTTAATCGAGTTCCCATCCGGTTTTTTTAAAGACTATAATTCATGCCCTTCTTATATTAGATGGATGTTTGCAAGTGGTCCAAGATTTACTTCAGTTCCAGACCTTAACTTATCTGGAATTGACAATATGGTTACTCATAATAATGACTGGATGCCTACAACCGTAGAATATACTGGAGATGTTATATTTGGCCCTAATTCTATTGACACTTTTGAAGGCACTAGATTACATAGTTTTCCACCAACGGACGTTTCCGACTGTGATTTATTTACCAATACATTTAAAACCTGTAGACATTTAAGAAGGTGTCAGATTTACGGATTACGTGTCAGCACTTCCTTTAGAGAGTGTGGTTTACCTAGCGGCGCAATAACTGAAGTGTTTGAGAACTTGGCAAGCGGTGTTACGGGTCAAAACATAGATATCTACCGGTGCGAAGGTGTTAATAATCTCCACCCCGACACCATCGCTATCGCAACTTCAAAAGGCTGGACTGTTACTACATAGGTACAAATAATGGCAAATTTAAAAGTAGGAAATACGACTATCGGGAAGATTGCGGTTATAGAGCCGTATGAGGACGTGTATGTTGATGACACACCCACGCCAATAACTCCGTGGACAAGGCCCTCCCATTGGCTTGATATGCCCGTTATAAATAGTGGCGAAGATAAGTGTGCATTTCTATTTGCCGTACCTAGTGGTGATCAATATGGAGACGACTCTCTTTTAAGATATTTTGCAATTAAAGCATATGGAGAAAGATTATCTAACAACAATTATCTAACTGACTGCTCTATAAACTGGGGTGATGGAAATGTTGACTACGTGAATCAATCTGGCGGTATACCAGCTATGCCAATAGAACATGAATTTGAATTTTCTTCACTGTCGGAATCGACAGAATTTACTGACAATGGAATAAGATACAGACAGGCAATGATAGTTGTTGAGGCCAATAGTGGTATTTATGACTTTGATTTTAAATATAAAAAATATCACGGCTCATATTCTAGGAATTATCCAAAGCAAAATATACTAGAGTTTGATATAAATTTACCAAATGCTATAGGTGTAACAGCTAGTCATTATAATGGTTTTACTCAAGATATGCACCTTCTTAAAAAAGCTAGAGTTTATGCGCCAAACGCAAACCAATTCAATGCACTGTTTGATGGCAGTTGGAACCTTGAAGAATTAGATATTTATAGCGGAGTTATGCCAAATTTAACAGGTGTTAACTTTATGTTTGGTCGGTGCGGCCTAAAAGAATTACCCACGATTGATGTTTCAAATGCGTTAGACGCAAAATACATGTTTCATAAGATGAAAAATATTAAAACACTTCCATCGGGTCTTTATAATTTTGGTAGTTTGACGGGCTGTCAATACACGTTCTTCGCATCTTCTTTTGAAGAGATACATTTTGATATACCTTCAACTCTTACTAGATGTGAGAGCATGTTTCAGACATGTAGAAACTTAAAAAAAATAACCGGAAACTGGGATCTTTCAAACGTCTGGTATGCTCCCTCTATGTTCCAAGACTGCAACAGCCTTGTTTATACTCCAGATTTTGAATTAAGTGGTATTCAAAGTTTAAACTATCTATTTTACAATTGTTATTCCTTAAAAAAAATACCAGACGTAATACCTACAAATTGCACTTCCGCTAGAAGTGCTTTTCATAGCTGTAGATCAATAGAAGAAATAAATTTAGACTTGAGCAACCCAAATGATAACAGTATAAGATACGAGAACCTGTTTAATAGTTGTTTTTCATTAAGAAAAGTAAACTTATTAAATAGTAGTATTTACACCACTGCTGTACAGGGCGTTCAAGGCATGTTTTCTGTCTGTAATTCCCTAGAACAATTACCATACATTGATTTATCAGGAGTTATAAATACGCATGGATTTGTATCCAGCTGTACAAGTCTAAAAAGGATTGGTGGAATAAATGCTCCCCATGCTACAAATATGGATTATATGTTTGATGCATGTACATCTTTAGAAGATATTGGAGAGTCAAATTTTGCTACTGAAGCAACATCTTTAACAAGGGCGGTTAGAGCCTTTAGAAGTTGCTCTGCGTTAAAAAAATTCCCTGTATCTGACCTGTCTAATTTTTATGCCTGTCAAGATTTCTTTTCTAATCTAAATGCTTCTGGGGAGATAGATGTTGATTTCTCTAGCTGTATAACTTCCAACAACCCCGGAAGCACTAATTGGTTTTCAAACTGGAATTACGGCAGAACTCCTTTTAGAATTAAATCTCTAACAATACCATCTGGCGCCAAGTTAGATAGTATGTTTTATTCAAACGGTAATTTAGTTTCAATACCATACGCAGACGCTTCTAATATAGATTCTTGTAGCGCCATGTTCAACTATGCGACTGCGCTTGAGGTTGGAGCTTTGTCGGGCGTAAGTAAATCTATAGGTTATTATAGATGTCCTATGGCAAGTGGCGCAACTCTGGATGTGATAAATGGGCTTGCTAGTGGCGTTGCTGGTCAAACAATTGATTTAAGACAAGTTCCGGGTGTTTATGCTTTGTCTAGTGACCAACTTTCAATAGCAACCTCAAAGGGTTGGACCGTCTTAACATAAGGTATACAAATGGCAGTATTAAAATTCGGAAACGGCAACGTCGGGAAGATATCGGTCATAGAGCCGTATGATGACAATATAGGTCGAGTTGATTTTAGTCCAGAAATATCAACGGGCGATTGGATTAGACCAAGCGGTTGGCTTGATATGCCCAATGTTAGTGAGGGTGTTGCAGTCCTCTTGTACGTTCCAAGTGGCGCTAAAGATTTTGGCGTTGGACTGTTTGCTAGAAATGGCGTTTACAATAACTGTCCGACCTACATACCAATTGACTGGGGCGATGGACATTCTGGCATTTTTCAAGGAACAAGAACCGACAATATAAATTATTTTGGAAATTTTGGCACCCAACATAAAAAATATGATTTTGATTTACTGCCGGAAAGTAGTCAGATTGAAATTAACGGATTTTTAGCAAGGCAAGTTATTATTCAGCTTGACGGAAGTATTAGTGGTATTACATTCTTCTCTTTGGAAAGAATGGCGGGTGCATACTTTGGAGATACCCATGACTACGGAAAAGGTGATTATTACACTGACGAGTATGGAAATGAATCTTCTGATAATATAAGATTTCAACATCATCTTAACAATCAATCTTCTACGGTATTAGATGTAGTAGCTAGCGGCGCTAATATTGATGACTTTACTATTACTAGCTCGTCCTACCAACTTGGTCGTCATAAAAATTGCCAACGGATTATTGCTAATGTTGGAGCTTTTACCCCAAGGTATAAATTCCACCTACTTCCCGATTTAAGACATGTTGAATTTCCAAGCGGCGCTACGGCGGGTGTTTCTGATTTTGAAAAAATGTTTTGGGGCGCTTATTCGCTAAAAAATCCGCCATTTTTTGATACCTCAAGCGCTACAGGCGTGAGAGATCTGTTTTCTGGCGCACACTCTTTACAAGAAGTACCAGAATACGATTTTTCTAACGTTACAAGTTTCTACGGGACTTTTCATAGATGCTTATCTCTAAAAGAAATTCCTAATTTAGATTTTTCTAACGGTAAAGATTTTTACGCCACATTTAGTTACAATCACCAATTAACATCTCTTCCGTCTGGCTTTAGTTTTCTTAATGCTACTGGATGTAGATACACGTTTCAATATTGTTACAACTTAAAAGCTGTCCCTAAACTAGTAGCGCCCAATCTAACAAATACTCAAGATATGTTTTATTGGTGTCAGTCTTTGAGATCTAAAATTGAAATTGATTGCCCTAGCCTATCCAATGTGACTAATATGTTTTGGGCCACCCATAGTATAAAACAAATACACATTAAAAAGCTTGGTCCTATAACAAATTTTAGTAGTTTCGTTCGTGGTTGCATCAATATGGAAGAATTTATATGGGACAATTCAAAACAAGAAACGTCTTCGGGTATAAATTTCACTGAGGCTTTTGCGTACAATTACGCAATTACATCTTATCCAGAAATGGACACCAGTAGTGCGACTGGTTGTAGAAGTATGTTCAATAACAGTCAATCTGTTAAAAAATACCAAACTTTTGATCTTTCTAATTGTACTGATACCACAAGTATGTTTAATACTAATTATGCTCTTACCGACGTTTCGTTTAAAAATGTTCAAAATAAACCTAACACTAGTAGCATGTTTAATAACTGTTGGAATTTAAGAACGGCGCCCTCTGGATTTTTTGAGGGTTATGACTCAACGCCGTATTATTGTCCGTCTATGTTTAGCGCATGTTTGCATCTGATAGATGCTTCTCACTATACCATCTCTGGAATTACCAATACAAGTACCAATAATAGCAGAATTTTTAATAATTGTCAAAGTTTGAAAAAACCACCAGCTATTATAAATAGCGAGTATGGTTTGCGGCAAATGTTTGAAAGATGCCAATCTTTAGAAAGCGTTTCGTATGATTTATCATCTGCCACAGATTCTTCGGCAATGTTTAACCATTGCTTTAGCTTAAATACTGTTAACATACCGACAATTAATACTAGTATAGGGTTTTATGATAATTACCTTGGTAGTGGTAATCTTACAGATATAATCAATAATCTAGCCAGCGGAGTTACCGGGCAAACTCTCGATATAAGATATAATTATGGGGTATATCACCTCCACCCAGACACTTTAGCAATCGCAACCTCTAAAGGTTGGACAGTTTTAACTTAAAAAGGAAAAAAATGGCACATATAGAAAAAGGTTACTACAAGTACGATTCCGAGAAAGATTATGTTTTTCACGGCAATAATGTTTACGGCCCCGGATTCACTCTTATAGAGGGGCAACAGGAGAGTTACGATCTTCCAGTGGACGGTTGGCAATTCTTTAACACTCCTCAAGAAGCGTGTATATTCTATGGGATAGATATAGAAAACTATGATTATTTAACAGAAGACCCAGACGAAGAACATGGTCACGAGGAGCCTATAGATGTCGTATAATCCAGTACCATCGTTAGATAACGGCAACGCTACGTTTAACAACAACGTTAACGTGAGCGGTGTTTCTACGTTTAACGCTGGGGTAAAAACCAAGTTAAACAGCGAGGTTGATGGGACAACTATCACCTTCGACATGAACGAGTCGAACACTCACAGTGTACAGCTCGGTGGAAACAGAACGCTAGCCGTATCTAATGTAGACGCTGGACAAAAATTTACCCTTAGACTAGAGCAAGATTCTACCGGTAATCGCGAGGTTACATGGTGGAACAATATAGACTGGATCATTTCTGGTAGCGGTCAGCCAATTCTGAACTCAGGAGTTGGCGCGGTAGATTATTTTGGCTTTCTTTGCACTAGTGGCGGATATTATGACGGCTTTCACATGACCGAACTCGTTGCGGGTGGCGGTGGAGGTGGCGGTGGAGGTGGATCGTATGATGATACCGCAATATCTGGCTACTTTGAGGGGTTAGTAAGCGGCCAAACTCTTCAGTCTATAACAGACAATGGCGCAACCACAAATAATGACATTACATTAAATAGTAATTTAACGGCTGAATTTCTTTATGCAGAATTAGATGGTCCTATTGTATTTGAGTGTAAGAATACAACGGGTTCTACAATCAATGCTGGGGTTCCTGTTTATGTTTCGGGATATTTTTCCAACAACGGAAAGCCATTGATTGCTCCATCCGTGGGCAACGACCCAACAAAGATGCCAGCTATCGGCGTTTTAGAGAGCGATTTAACACATGACTCAGAAGGTCATGTTCATGCGTTTGGTTTGGTTAGGACGTTAGATACATCTGCTTTTACGGTTGGTCAAACTGTATATGTTGCGCCAACGGGTGGTTTAACAAATATTAGACCTACAGGCATTGATGAACTCATTCAAAACGTCGGAAAAGTTTTACGCTCCGATGCGAGCCAAGGTAGGATTTTACTACTTGGTCCCGGCAGATCAAACGATGTTCCTAACAGCGGGAACTTTAAGGCTCTTAATGTCGATGGTAACTTTACTGCCGTAACCAAGAGCTTCCTTATTGACCACCCATCTAAAGAGGGGATGAAACTTCAGTATGCTTCTCTGGAGGGTCCAGAAAACGGCGTTTATGTTAGAGGCACCACCAAGGAAACCTTTATTACCCTGCCCAATTACTGGCACGACCTCGTGCATAATAGTTCTATTACAGTCAATTTGACTCCTGTAGGTCAATTTCAGCCACTGTTTGTTGAATCCAAGAATAATCGCGAAATTATTGTGGGCGGCGTTTGCGGTTACTACGATTATGTAGTATACGGCGAACGTAAGGATGTTGCTAAACTGGAGGTGGAGTGGTAATGGGAGTTGCATACGGAACTACGACGCTTCATCAAGCAACTAAAGGTATCGTTCAAGACGGGCTGGTTTTGAATTTGGATGCGGGGGTTAGAGATTCTTATGATAGCGGGACTACGTGGCGGGATTTAAAAAGTGGTAATAATGGAACGCTAACAAACGGCCCTACGTTTAGTAGTGATAATGGTGGCGGTATTGTTTTTGACGGCACAAATGATCATATATCAATGCCGACAACCAATCTAATAAGTGGTTGGTCTCAATTAACATATAACGTTTGGGTAAATGTGTCTCAAATATCAACCGCGCATTGGCCCGGTTTTATTTCAACATACACATCGTCAGTAGGGTTGAATACTAGCGTAGGACAATGGCAAAACACCCAAAGAATTTGGTATGAAGTAGACACGGTAAATGGAAACTATTATGGAGGTGGGTCAGGAGCTAACACGTTTTCTCTAAATACATGGTTTAATGCCTGTCTAGTTTACAATGGGTCAAATGTTTACGGATATTTAAACAATACGCTAGATAAACAATTTTCGGCAACGGGTAATTTAAAAACCATTTCAAGTTTAAATATAGGTAGCCATGATCCAAGTACGGGTGGCGCGTTTTTAAACGGTAAAATATCATTCGCGCAAATCTACAACCGCGCACTTACCGCTGCTGAAGTCAGCAAAAATTATAATGTTATGAGACACAGATTCGGAATATAGGAGAAAGATATGACACACAGTGCATTTGATCACAGACATTACGTGGTAATTTCAGCGGACGACGTACCGCTAATTGATTTTAGTCAGGTTATGGAAACGTCCGCAGAGACCTT